AAGAAAAACGGTATAAAAAAGATGTACTGTTATACATTTTTCTATAGAAAAGATATGCTTACGTTTGATATACTAAAAATAGGTGAAAGTTGTCCTTCCCCCAGTCCCGGGACGAATGCTGCTATAGCAGAGAGAGTAGGAAGACAGATAGCGTGGTTAGAAGGCTGGAATGACCAACCCAAAAGCGATAACGGTATTGACTTTTCATTGAATATTAAACGCGAGATACAAAAAGGAAATTTGCCTACTAATGTAGTCAACAGGAACAATATTTGTATAGGAGTTTGGAATCTAGATATTAGACCAGTCCTAGTCTTTGTTGAAAAAGATAGGAGCGTTACAACTTGGGCAGAAGGAACATTAGCTCAGCAATATAAAAATAACAACGGGGATCGACTACCGCTGTTAAATTATAAAGATCCTACTAAAAACACCGCGTTTTGCAAGTCTTTTGTGTCAATAGCGCATTTTGATGATATATTTACCCAAAACTGCTAGTAATCAATAGCATAATATGCTACTATATAAAAACTAACGACAATCTGGAACTATTCAATGAAATACGCACTTGTAGATACTGCTAATACTTTTTTTCGCGCCCGTTATGTGGCTTCACGTAATGCTGATGCTTGGCAAAAACTGGGTATGGCACTACATCTAAGTTTGGCTTCTGTCAATCAAGTTGTTAGAAAGCATGGTATTGATCATGTGGTGTTTTGTTTGGAAGGTCGTAGTTGGCGTAAAGACTTTTACAAGCCTTACAAAGCTAATCGTGCGGTAGATGAAACTGCAATGACCGATGCTGAAATAGAAGAAAACAAAATGTTTTGGGAAACGTATGAATTGTTCACTACATTCTTGCGTGAAAAAACTAACTGCTCTGTTATTCGTCACCCCGCTGCTGAAGCAGATGATATTATTGCTAGGTTTGTTAACTTACATCCAAACGATGAACACATTATTGTATCATCTGATACTGACTTTATCCAATTGATTAGTGAGAACGTAAAGCAATATAATGGTATTACTAATCAACTAATCACACTTGATGGTTATTTTGATGATCGTGATCGTCCAGTTGTTGATAAGAAAACTAAACAGCATAAAACACTAGGAGATCCGCAATTTATTTTGTTTGAAAAGTGTATGCGTGGTGATGCTACTGATAACGTATTTTCTGCTTATCCTGGTGTTAGAACTAAAGGTAGCAAAAACAAAGTAGGCTTGACTGAAGCTTATGCTGACCGTGGACGTAGGGGCTTTAATTATAATAATATGATGCTACAACGTTGGACAGATCACAACGGGGTAGAACATAGAGTACGTGATGACTATGAACGCAATGTTACTCTAATTGATCTTACAGCACAGCCTGAAGAAATCAGAAATCAAGTAGACACTACGATTCGGGATACTGTTAAGCTAGATCATATTCCGCAGGTTGGTATTCACTTTATGAAATTCTGCGGAAAATACGAACTGACAAAAATTAGTGATCAAGCTGAAACTTATGCTCGTTGGCTAAACGCTCCCTATAAAGGTAAGTTACATGAAAAAAGTATTTTATGAAAAAGTAGGTAAACGATATAAACCTGTTAAAGAGTATGATGATACTTTAATGAGTGCTTTTCCTAAAGGTACTCATTTGGTTGTTTGTCGTCCAGGAAGAACATCTTATTCTTATCAAATAGATCCAGCCTTTGCTACTATGTTAGCTGCTGGTAAATACGCTGAAGATAAAATGTCACACGCTATTGTTGAAGGCTTGATGGTTAGGCCGAAGACTATTCCTACTACTGAGCGTCAACGAGAATTGTGGACTGAACTTAAAAACAGTTTTGCTGATCAAGATTTCGTGATTCATGGCGCAGCCGCTGCTGATGCTGCACGAGAAGGTATCAAAGCATTAGAACAAGAAGTAGAAAAGATGTTAACTGTTCCGGCAGTAAAACTAGCCTACGATCACTTTATAATGGTATGGCAACTAACAAAAGAAAAGGATGAAACATAATATGAGTGATAAAACTAATGCACTTAATGCACTGAGAAAAAAACTCATGAATTCATACGAATATATGAAGTGTGCTAACTTAGCAGAATTTAAACAAAGACTTCAATGGCTAAGTGAAGGCATGTTGAAAAATCACATGACTGGTGGCGTATCTTATACAATCAACATGAAAGAAATTGAACTATATCAAGAATATCGTGAAAGTCGAGATCAGATTTTAAGAGACTTTAAGAACTTGTGATTAGCGAACAACAAAAGGAGTAATATGACAGAATTAATTGCAAAACCCATAGTAAAAAATCAGTACTGGGTAATCACTGACGGTGATAAAAAAGTAGGTAATGTGATAGCCGATCAAAACGGGTTTGATGTAAAATTAAATGGTAATAATTTACATTTTACTAGTACAGAAGATATCAGAAAGAAAACTAAAATCACTTTTGAATCTATAAAAAACACAAAATCTAAACAAAACTATCCATTCCCTGAGTATCCCACTACTAATAAAGTGTATAACTCAGTTATGGATATTAAGAGAAAGCTACACTTGTTTACTAAAACAACTAAAAGTAAATGTTTTTATGTAGCAGGATGGTTTGTTGTAAATCAAAACGGTATAGAACAACTAACTCTTTGCCCGAAGTATATCTTTATTCAACGATATTCCTATGTAGGACCGTTTAAAACTGAAATTGAAGCAAAACAAGCACTAAATAATACATGATACACATAAAGAAGTTTATAGATAAAATATCTGCTATGGAATCTAAACAGAATAAAGACGTGGTAATTCCTATGCAAGAAGCTAGAGGTTTAAGAGATGAAGTTGCTAAACTGTTAGCCGACCTGTACGAAAGAAACTTAGAAAAAGATAATACAGAAGAAGTATTGACAGTAGAAATAACGGGCGGATCGTTTAAGTGAGCAGAACTCAACCAAAAATTTTAATGGAACATGTAGACAAAACTACGTACAAGTGTGATCAAATAGTAGAAGCTGCAGGTATATGGGCAGTTTTTTATGACGGTCAGCCTATTAACTTAAAATCTTCACATTATCTTGCTAACGAAACTGTTCCCAAATACAAGAAAACAAGTTTTTCTAATCCTGGACATGCTAGAAACTTGTGTAAAAAGCTTAACACTCAATTTAAAACTAATAAGTTTACCGTTGTTTTTATGACGACAGGACGCCAAGTGTATCCTGATCAGGACAATGAAGCGTAGTAAGTTAGAAATAACTAAAGCAGTTTTAAATGAAATTCCACATAACCTTACTGACGACCATGCTTTACCCATTGATAAAGTAATATTCAAATGGTGGCAGGGAGGAAGAAGTGGTTATGGATTGAGGTTATCTGACGAAGGCTTTGAAGCATTCACTAAAGCTAAAATCGCATATTACGAATTTCCGCTTTTATCTGACAAAACTAACTTAGCACAACTTCTTGCTAACTTAAATAGTTTTATACTAACACTGAATAAAAAGATAAAATGTCCTTTTTATCTAGATGCTAGAGTAAGAAACGATAAGAAAACTATCCCTACAATAAGAATCTATGACGACAAAATTGCCATGATGGTAACTCTTTATGGAACGTTACAAGAGTATTTAGATTCATCAGCTTACAAGTAAATTACCCAATCTAATTGATCTTTAAACTAATAAATAGTAGTATATAATAAATATAATTAATAGGAGAGTGTTATGTTGAAGTATCTGTTTAGACCGTATTACAGTGTTTTTGAGTGTATATTCATTATGTGTGCCATAATGCTGAGTATTAGTTATAGTTTTTGGTTTGTATTGCTTGTTCCAATCGGAGCAATAATTCAAGTTATTATGACGAACAATATTCGTAAACAAGAATCAATGGAACAGGGATTGGAACAATGAGAACTTTTCTTTTTATAATGCTAATGATCTTTAGCTTGAATTTGTTTGCTGCTGACGCTAAAGTAGTTGCCACAGAGCCTGTGTACACTAATAACACACAATACCGTGAAGTTTGTACTCCAGTAACCGAAACACGCAGATCAATTGGCGGTACTTTGATAGGCGGTATTATAGGCGGTGTAGCTGGTAATCAAGTGGGCGGTGGTTCAGGAAGAGATATCGCTACAGTAGTAGGTGCTGTAACTGGTGCAGCAATTGGACAAAATGTAGCGGGTGATAGAACAGTGACTAAAAATCAGTGTACTAGTGAGCCTTTTACTGTTCAAGAAGTTTCACGGTATAAGGTAACAGTAGACATAAATGGTAATTTTTACACAGTATACAGAAGTTTTAGCCCTCAAACAGGAAGCTTAATTCCTGTGACTTTATCTGTAAATTAACGTAAGTTATTGATTTAACTACGATTAATATTTCTTGACATTTGGGCTGAAGTTTAGTATACTAATACAATAGAATTTGAGGTATATAGAGATGAAGCCCAGAAATCATATAGTGCTTGCAATGATCAGATCCAACAAAAGTGGGGGTATTCATACCAAGACTACTAAAGCATTGCGCCGCAACGCAAAAGTAAAACTAACTCAAGACCAACGAGGAAGCTACAATGATGCTAAATGATCGTATTGTTCGCGTTTTGGAAAATGGCATTCAAGCAATCAAAGAACCAAAATCTGATCAAGAGCTTTACCAAGTACTTAGACTTATTGCAGCTATTGCCAAACAAGAAGCCAAAAAAGTATTAGTTAACATTGACGAAACAGGTACACTGGAGAACTAATAGTGGATGCTTTGCCCAGTAATCTTACCTTAGAACAAATTTGGGGTGCTGCGTGTCAGGCTTTGAGCACCAACGACGGTGTTTACGTAAAGCAAGTAGATATTGACTTAGACCCTGAAAATCTTTACAAAGGTAAACTTACCAACCAAGAGTTAGTAAGATTCTATGCGTACAACACTGATAAGATTAGTGAGCAAAGTATCAAAGACGGTATGGAAATACGTGCCTATCTAAATGGCATGATGTTTAAAATTTTAGCTGAAGAAAAGATTGGAGACTATTTTACAAAGCTAGTTAAATTAGCTACCGAAGAAAATCTACAACTTACAAACAAAAACATAGCATATATTTCATCTGCTCCCAACGCAGTTATCAGAGAGCAGCTAAAAGATGAAATGAATAAAGAGATCAAACAAGCCAGTGGTGGATACATAGGTGGCGAAAACGATAAAGTACAACTTAACATCAAGATACTTAGGTCTCATTACTCTGAAGAGTGGGAAAGACATTATGTTACTGGTATCACAACAAATGATCAGGTTGTTTCTTTTTCTACAAAGAACAAGCGTTTGATTGTGCCTAACAGTGTAGTTAATGTTAAGGCTATTGTGTTTAAGCATTACAAAGACGAATACACAAAACAAGAAACTACAAAGCTAACGCATGTAAAAACAGGGATAAATTAAATGAAAATCAAAATTGGAAAGTATAAGAACTATTTTGGGCCATATCAATTGGCCGAATTGTTGTGCTTCTGGGTAAAAGATGTACCAGATGAATATGGATTTAAAAATAAACCAGATTGGGTTCATAACTTTGGAGAGTGGCTAGCTCACGGTTCTATCGAACCCGACGATGAAGTAGGTGAGCGCAGACCATTTCTTGGTAGTAGTGAACGAAAAGAAACTTGGTTTGCTAAATTAGTATGCGGTACTTTAAAAATAGTTGAACGATTGCGTGGTGAGCGTGTTATCAAGATTCAAATAGATCCTTGGGACACTTGGAGCGCCGATCATACTCTGTCGTTGATTATTGTGCCAATGCTTAAACAGCTAAAAGCCGATAAACATGGTGCTCCGTATGTAGACGATGAAGACGTTCCTGAAGAACTAAAGAGTACGTCAGCACCTGCAAAAGAAAACGATTGGGATACTGACGATAATCATTTCAAGCGTTGGGATTATGTATTAGACGAAATGATTTGGGCATTTGAAAAACTGGTAGATGATAATTGGGAACATGAGTTTTACTCTGGTACACACGAAACGTTTACTGTAAAGCGTGAAGATGGTATGTATGAGTGGGTCAAGGGTGAAAACAATACTTTCAAAGTAGATCATGAAGGTATCAACAAAGTAAATGATCGTATCAATAATGGTACTAAACTCTTTGGAAAATATTATCGCGGACTTTGGGATTAAAAATGAAAGATATTTCACACTGGAAAACACTAGAAACGGAAACTGAGGATTCTAAAAGCACTAAGATTGAAGTATCAGCGGAATTAATGATAGCGTTATTGTCTACATCACATCCCAGTGGTAAATTTATGTTTGATTATCGCGGAGTTAGTGCTGAAGCATTAGAAGATACTTTTCATCAAGCACTAGCTAAAATTAAAGAAAAATACAAACACACTGACGGATAAAATATGAAACCAGAAAAACCTGCAAACAAAATAGCCAAACTTGGCGAGTTCAATAACTGTGAAGGATATCGCACCATTTGTGAATGCACTAGCGAAAATCATTCAGTAGACACTTGGATTGAAGTTGGTGGGATGTTCGAGGATAGTATAGATGATATTTCTATTACATTTCATGTAAACACATACAATCATCCTTTTTCAGAAGGGTTTTGGCAACGTGTAAAAAACGCTGGATGGCTAATCTTAGGGGTTGACCAACGTCAGCACGAGGTTATCCTGACCAAGCAGCAAGCACTTAACTGGGCTAAGGCTGTAGAAAATACTATAAAACGATTGGAGAAAAAATGAAGATCAAAGTAGCACTAAGTAACCTTTTCAAAAAACCAACAGCCACTGATCTAAAGTTACGTGAACGTAGCATTAGGTCTCGTAATAGAGTTAGACAACAGGCTTTTGACTATCAAGAGTTTGTTAAACGAAGTATGCGAGAAAAAACAAATGAACACAAAATCCAAGAGTGACGTACACACTAGGCACTGTTGCAAGTATCACGGTTGCAAGTTCTATGATTATAGTTGTACCGTTTTTCATGGTGGCAAGGAACAGGAGTACGACTGTGAAGAATGTGAAGAACCTGACAGAGCTAAAGAAAACTTAGATTTTCTATATAAATATTGCAACCGATTAGAAGAACAAAATAAATTACCCATAGAGTATAGAAATATTTATAACGAACTGTTAGTATTAAAACTTAGACTATAGAGATTTTTTATGATAAAGCAAATCATTCATGATACCGACCAAACACTAGCATATATTGCTGACGACCCAGTTAGACCGCATATTCCTACTGAAGAAAGAATTCAAAATAACAAAAAAGTATTTTATCTCTCCAACGAAGATACCGATGTTTTAGCTATGATATGTTTAGCTTTCACTGATAGTGTGGCTACTACAGAATTAGAGCTAAATCGCTTTAGTTCTTTTGAAAGAACTAATGTGTGTATGTTTTATACACTTTGGAGTTATGCTCCTGGTGCTGGAAGAGAACTTGCGCTGAATGTTGTTGATTACGTAAAAAACAATTTTTCGCATGTTAAGAGAATAGTTACCCTAAGTCCGAAAACAGAAATGGCTCGCAGATTTCATTTAAAAAATGGTGCATTTGAACTACAAGTAAATGCTGAAACAATTAATTTTGAGTATAAATTAGATGAATAATGTGGACAGATTTACACTTGAAGAAAAAATTCAACACTGCTGGCAAGTAGTTAATGATTTGAAAACAATTTACCATTCTGAAAAGCTATATGAAGACGAAAACGAAATGCAAAATGCTCTGCTAGGTATGTTTACTCTTTATCAACTAAAGTTTGAAGAACTGTTTGCCACATACGAAAAATTGATACAAGAAGACAAAATTGCATGAGCTATACACGATGGTCTAGTATAATCAATGGTGACTTAACAGACGACGAGTGGTTTAAACTACACGTAACTGAAGGACTAAGCCTTGAAGAACAGGTAGAATGGTGTAAACAAAACAAAACTCATGAAACGTACCTAAGTGATTGGTATATCTTTTGGCATTCAATGGGCGGCACTGAGTCTGACAAGCGAGAAGAACAGTATCTTGCAATGTGGAATTGTACAGAAGAAAAAATTCCTGTTTTAGACTACATTACTGTTAAAACTATGCTTGAAACAGATGATTGGTCTCTTCTTGGATATGAAAAGTTAACGCAAAAAGAACTGTTAGTTGAATGTGTCAAACGCTGGTTAGTTAATGTAGAAAAAGATTGCAAATGAAAATATTATTGTTGATAGCGATAA